ACCCCTTACCTTTTTATCTTCTATATAAAGATAAGAAAAATATTTCAATTAGGCAAATCTTTTTGGAACTTTTTTTCAATTATTCTACTTCCCTAGTTAAAATAAGTCCTTTCTTTGATAACTTTTCTTGCATTTGTTTATATGTACCATATATGTTATAATACTTTCCAACATCTTTTTTATAAGTAAAGATTTCTTTACTATTCTTATCTACAACATAATATGGACCAGAATAACCCTTTTTCATATTTCTAATTGTTTTTCCATTTTTTCTATGGATTCAATCGACCTTTTAAAGGTATCATTATCCATGCTGGCCATTGCTTGAAATGCACCGGATTGGCATGCATATTTACTGTCATCATCTTGGTATCTAGATAATACTTCTTCAATGTCATTTCCTTCCATTCTAAATTGCAAATTTCTTTTTAGGAACTTTAAGTCCGATTTTAAACTTACAATTACATTAATTAACTCGTTCTTTGTCATATCTTCTACTTTTTATTATAATATAAAGATAAGAAAAATATTTCAATTAGGCAAATCTTTTCAATGCTTTTTATAAGGACAATGTCTACATTTCGAATTACAACAATATCCTCTTTCTAAATGATATTTTTTTGTCATAACCTTATAACCATTCTCCCAATAAAATTTAGATGACTGATTAACATATTCTACCCAAAGCTGATATATCCAATCATTATGTGATTTCACAACTTCCTCCTGCACATGCTAATTCACCCTTTAAATCTGTCTCATCATCTGTTTCTATAATTTCTGACAAATCTACATTTGACAATGCTCCCATCATTTTTTCATATGTAGCCTCATCAATATCTTCAAATGGAGCTTGAGTATATGTACCACCATCATAAGGTAACACAGAAAGACCGTTATAATATTCTTTGTTGTCCCACATCCATTCTCCGGCAGCATCCCATTCATGATCTCTTAATGAAATTGTTGCAGAAACATTATGAGTATTGTTTCCAGATCTATGTCCTGGTTTAATCCATTCAGTAGCTACCTTTTTAACTCTTTCTAATAACTGGAAAGGTGACTCTGTTCTCATGATAGCTCCTTCAGGTGCTTTTTGTGGTATGCTAATCACAGCTGTATCATGTGGTCTAAAGTATTCATCTTCAATTAATGATGGATGATATTCAGATAAGTATTTGAACATTGATTCATTTTTACCGACTCTAATTCTTCTAATATAGAAATCATTGTGCCATGCATGAATACCTGATGATGTGCCTAATGTTAATGATGTTGTACCAGCTGGCTTTACTGTAGTTGTTCTTGCTGATTTATTAATACCTAATATTTCTGCTACTCGAACATTTTCTTCTTTAACTACTTTTGCTGCAGACTTCATATCATATCCTAATACCGTACCAGAACCAATACCTGTCATTGATACACCTATAAGTGCATCCTTTTCTGTTGTTCTTTGCCATACTGGTCTTAAATAATGAAACTCTGTATATCCTGCTTGTAATGTTCCAATAAATGATGCTACTCTAACTCTGTCTTCAAAATCTTCTTGAGATTCAATATCACTTGCATTTACTTCACATAAGTTACAGAATTGGAAAGGTCTTAGTGCTATCTCACAACAAGGATTAGTGCCCCAATCTTTATCATTAGAAAGGTATATACCAGGCTCTCCTGCACCCGATAATTCAACTCTTTTCCATAGATCCATAAAAAACTCTTTGGTAATTTTATGTCTCATTAATACTGCTGAATTATTTGCTCTACCTCTTTGTGGATTCAATTCCCACCAGTTACCAGACTTACAAGCAATCATTTCTTCATCATGCGCTGAAAATAACGATATAAGAGCAGCACGACGAATCCCGCCGGCCAATACTGCATCGGCAATGTGACAAACAATATCGTGCGTCTCCAACGTAGATAATTTTTCTCCATCCTCTTTTCCTTTTAACAATCCTTCTACTTTTACTAAACATTCTTTCAATGGTTGAGGTCCTGGTGCTTTACCACCTGATGTTACAAGTCTTGCACCTTTTGGTCTAATGTCTGAATAATCAAATTTTAGATGAGAACCACCTTGGAAATAATTCTTCATCAATGCCTTAACTGCATCTGCCCAACCTTCAATTGAATCTGCAATTAAAAATCTTCTTGTTCTATTATAATTAGGCTTTCTAATTTCAGGTAATTCATCTACATGATGTTTCTGTACTGAATATCCAACACCTGTTCCGCCTAAAAGTAAAAACATTGTTTCAGAAAAAGCTCTCCAATCATCTATAGGAAGATATGCACAATTATAAATTCTATTTGGACTGATCTCAATTGGCTTACCTGCAAACTGCATACTTCTCATCGAAGGCAAAACTTTTTTATCATATACAAATTTATATGCTGATTCTATTTCTTTCTTAAGTGTTGGAAAGGTCTTTTGATGCATTTCCTTATTTCTTGTAACTAATTCTTCCCAAGTTTCTCTTCTTTCTAACTCTGGGATATATTTTGCATACTTCATGTATACCGTAATATCTGATAATATTTTTGTTGAGATGTCCATGTCTTTCTTCCTTTTTCTTTAATTTATAATGTAAAAATGTAGCTCCCGATGGCTACGTAAAACAACTAATTTCCTTAATAAATATACACTGAGTGCATATGCAAGCCTCTTTTACGTAACTTTTTCTTAATTTTTTTATTCAAAACCTTCATTCTGTGTTTCTTGGTATTTCCTAGCTAACATCTGTCTAGCCATTTCATTACCATTATCCATCTGCTTTTGAGTATCCTTACCGCCTACGGACGTATCTGTATAAATATTAAATTGACCATTTGAAGTATTCATCTTACTTGGCAATGTAATACCATCAGGACCGAATCTATTTTTTATAACATGCCATCTACCTGTACCTGCTAATTTATCTTGAACCTTTCTTGATAATGATAATATGAAATCAGCAACCATTACCTTACCATATGATTCAGATACTTTACTTGCATCAATGACATCTTCTTCTAATGCTGATCTATTTGCTTGAGAAGCTGTCCAAACTGGTATTTCATATTCTCCGGCCATACCACGAAGATCTTCATATATACCTTCAAGTTCATGTCTCTTTTCTTGACCATGACCTCTTAACAAATCTGCATAGTCAACAATGATACAATCAGGCTTTTTGTCTTGCATGATACATTTTTCAACATGAGCTCTAATACCCATTACCGATACTGATTTTGTAGGATAATGTTTAATGATCAATTCACCTTTTAATTTAGATAACTGTTCTTTAATATCTTCTTGATAATGTTTTAAATTCTGATTTGCAATACCTGTTATAACTGAATCATATCTTAATCCAACATATGCTTCATTTAGCTCTAATGTATAATGAACTACTGTTTTGCCTTTTTTGACCAAATGAGCTCCTACATTCATCAATGCCCATGACTTACCAATACCTGCAGGCGCTACCATAACACCTAATTCTCCTTTACCTAATCCGCCATCTGTTAATTCATTGATAACTTCCCATGGCGTTTCTTGTACAAATCTTACTGCCTCAGTATATCGTGCATCTATATCAGTCATATAATCATGTCCAATATTTTTATCAGCACCTGCTTTCAAAGCATTATCAACCGTTGCTTTTATTTCTTCGTATTGCCCATGTTTTAATAATTCAACTGATCCTAATATTGCTTTCTTGATCTCTTGATTTTTACAGAAGTCCATTGCCTGATCTTTGATATACTCTAAATCAGTTGAGTCTGTATATTTCCATGCGTCTTTAAGATGTGCAACAACTTGATCTTTAAGAACATCATGTTCTACCTTTTCAAGTTTAACTTTCATTACTTCTAATGTAGGCGAAGCATTATATTCTTTCTGGTAATCTAAGATTGTATCTACAATCCAGTTATTGGCATCTGATTCAAAATATTTCGGACTAAGAATATCAGAAATCTGTTGTAGAAATGATTTGTCTACTAACAAACTTGTTATAACCTTAATCTGAAATGCGTATCCGTAACTACTTAATCTATCTGTCATGCATTAATTATAAAAAAATTTTTTCAAATAACCTAATCTTTCTTCAACGAAGCAAATGCATTTAATGAATTGAAAGAAGAAGTTAACCAAGAATCTAAATCTTTTATAACTGTATACATTTTATCTGCCATAAACATTTTCTTGAATTCATAAGTATTAAGTTTATCTATATCACCCTGTACTCTTTCTAAAGTTATCATTTTAGCATTACCGTTAATATCAACTTCCTTTAGCTGCATAAGTCTATAATTAAGGTCTAATAACTTTTCATTTTCTGAAACTAGTTTATGTACTTTATATTTCTTTTCTACATTAGATGCATGTTCGACAAGTTCCTTTATTGTTACCTCTCTATTGTCAGTAAACATAGGAAAATGTTTGATTAAGCTTTTAGGTCCTACTCCTTTAAGACCTGGTATATTATCGGACTTATCACCGATAAAAGAACGATATAACAAATAGTTCTCAGAACTAAATCCAAATTCTTCTTGCATTACACTTGGAGTGTACATCTTCTTTTTTATAGGGCTCCATACTGAAATTCTATTATTTACTAATTGTAAAAAATCTCTATCCGTAGAACAAATAGTAACTCGATTTTCATCTTCAGTATATATTTCATTTGCAATATAAGCCATTATATCATCTGCTTCTACATTGTCAATTGATAATGTTGTAACAGGTAAACAGTTTAGATATTGTATTGTACGACCAAATTGTCGTTTCATACTATCTTGCTCATCTTCTAATGAAGCAAATTCTTGATATCTATTAAATGCTGTTTTATTAGCTCGATTTGCTTTATATTCTGGAAATAGTTCCTTTCTGCGTTTAGAACCACCTTTACCATCGAATACAATAATGCATCTCGTAGGCTTTATTTTACGGATAACAGCGGCAACAGATCTTAAAAAACCTGTTACGCCGCCTATATGTTGTCCGTCGTCATTAAGAGCTGGGACGGCTGAAAACACTCTTATGAATGTATTCAGGCCGTCGATCACTAAAAGATGGCTGTCTTTACTTGACCCTTTCCCTTGCTCTCTTTCCCTTTCTACTTCTTGTAGTATGTCAAAGAAACGTCCTTTCATTAACCTTCTTCGTTAACAAATTCTTCATCTATTTGAACATCATCAATTCCAATGTCCTCGCCTGGTTTATATTTAAGAATATAAGCTTCGCATATCTGTGCATATATCTCATCTTTCAAGCCATCTACTTCTTCCAACTTCTTTTCAAAATCTTTTGATAAGAACTTGACATCTGTACCATCTGCTCTAGTAAATGTATACCATGCACCTGCTGTTGCCACTAACTTAAATTGCTTCATAACATTAAGCCAACCACCATAGTTATCAATACCTGATTCAAAATAGATATCATAATCAATAGTCTTAAGTGGTGGACCCATTCTGTTTTTAACCACTTGGCATCTAGTTTTGATTCCGATAGCCTGATCGACACCGTCTTTCTTAACTTTGATTTGACCAACTGATTTGAGTCGTAACCTTACCGAGGCGTGAAATGGAATCGCTTTACCACCTGATGTAGTATAAGGGTCTCCAAATGCTACTCCTAATCTAGTTCGTAATTGATTTGTGAATATCAAACAAATTTTGTTACGGCCTATCATATTTGTAAGCTTTCGCATACCTTTTGATAATATAATGGCTTTACTAGTCGCATAACCATCCTTATCAAATTCTTTAGCCATTTCAATTTTTGTAGAAGCTCCCATTACAGAATCTACTACAATTGTTACTAATCTGTCTTTATTCGATTCACGAATCTTTACTACTATACTTTCAATAGCTTCGAAAATGTCTTCGATTGTTTCTAAAGGGACATATAACATCTTTTCTAGATCAAGTCCTATTGCTTCTAAAAACTCTCTACTTATTGCATTTTCGGTATCTATATAAACAGCTAATCCACCTTGCTGTTGACAATTTGCCAACGCATGTGCTGCTAATAAAGATTTTCCTGATGCTTCTAATCCTGTAATCTCAGTAATTCTACCGACAGGAAAACCACCTTCCTTACGATTTGAAATTGCAAGATCAAGCATTGATGAACCACTTCCTACCCAACCACGAACTTCACTAGGTGCCTTAGTATCTCCATCCAAGAAAAATGCAGTTTGATATCCTGTATTCTTGAACTTCTTATTAAGACTATCTGCTAATTCTATTGCTAAGGAGTCTGCTAGTTCGCTCTTTGTTTTTGATTTTGCCATAAATGTAACCTCTATTAATCGTTAAATAACTCATCAAATGCAGCAGATACATCATCTACTTTATTGACGCCGGCCGGAGCCGTTTCTTCTTTCTTCGGTGCTTCTGTCGTTGCAGGCCTTGCATCTGTTGAAGATCCAGTATCACTATCAGGATTCAACCACTCTTCCAATGCTCCTTTAAGATCATCATATGATGGCTCTTTAAAAATTTCATCTAAGTTAGATTGTTGATTAGCAGCCATTTCAGCTACATTCTTATCTTCTGTCATTGGAGTAACGTTTGGCTTTACTCTAATAGTAGTTTTTGGAAATGCTCCTGCTTCTGCCGGAGTAAATTCAACTAAGATGTCTCTACCTCCCATTGGGTCAGAAATATCACCATAATCTGGATCTGATATAATACCTAATAACTCAGTATATACTTGTTTTCCAAAACCCCAAAATTTAACACCTTCTGATTCTTGTCCTCTTACAAGGATAGGAACATATGTTCTCATTTTAGGTTCCATCTTCTTACCTAACTTCCATTCATCTGAATTACCTGATGCTTTAAGTTTTTCGCAAAACTCAACAACTGGATCTGGTTTTCCGTTTGTGATTGGAGATAGATAATTTTTCTTACCTAAATCATAATGAAAATAAAGTTCTCTGAAAGGATTACTTCTGTCGTGCTGATAAGGCACAATTCTTACAATTTGTTTACCTGGT